ACCCCATAGACAGTGGGGTTTTAGTCGCTAACATTGAGTCTGAGGTAACAGCCGTTATCTCTGCTCAGTTAAGCCGCGTATTCCAAGTAATCTTTGACTACAACGACCTAGCCTACAACCGAATAACCCAGAAAGCGGCTGATGATGCCTTTATGTTTGGTAGATCAATAGCCTTTGAGGAGGCCGTTGCTCTGTACTTTATCAACCGTGAGAGCTTCATCAGTAGCATTTCACGCACACAGGGCTTGCTTATCTTGGCATCTATAGAGAAATTACGCCTAGGAGACGCAACTTTAGTCCAGATAGCCAAAGACCTAAGAAAGAACTTTAGGCCAATCAATAGGAATCGTGCGGCACTTATCGCTAGAACCGAGACACACAGCGCGGCTGGCTTTGCCCACCAAAGGTATCACAAGAAGGTAGGTGACAGTTATGGTGTATCAATGCTCAAGCAGTGGGTATCAACAGGGGATGGTCGGACTAGAGAAACCCACAGGATGGCAAACGGTCAGCAGGTCACTATGGATGAGGATTTTATTATAGGCGGTAGACCCATGAGCTACGCTGGAGATCCAAGAGGCGGTGCAGTCAATGTATGCAACTGTCGGTGTGTCGTGATCTATGTTGATGCTAGAGATTCAGTAGATGATGACTTTGACCCTGACGATTATGAGGATTTTTAACCTACCCCCCCTTACATTTAACCTATCCCCCCCTTTACCATTAACCTACCCCCCCCTTAGAGCTAACCTACCCCCCCCTCTTTTAATCCGTTAAAAAAGCGTCTGAAAAACGGAAAAACTTTTTAAGTGCAAAAGAGTTGGTCAGAATTTCAGCCACCCCCTGAATCCGTTGGAAATGCGCCCGAAAAACGAAAAAACTTTTTAAACGTAAAAGAGTTGCAAGAATTTCACACCCCCTATCAAATAAATTTATTTTTGCCCAAACTTTCAAAAAACGATGCAAAAGGAATTAGTTCCCACAGCCCAGCAACCACGCGGCCTGTAGAGGAGGTGTTTTGATTTTCATTTTTTAAGGTGCGCGAAAACGCTCTGAAATAATTAGTTAAATATTTGACGGTGTTTTCAGGCTGTCAGAAATTTATAAAATTTTACGCGCCCGAAAAGCGGGTCAAAAAAACAAGTTACAAGTTTGACGGTGTTTTAGCCTGTTCAAAAATTTATAAACTTTTGAGGTGACGTTTAGGGCTTCAAATCTTTTACGAGAAATACGTCCCCATCTGAGTTTTCAATCAAGGTGAAGGTATCGCCATCAACCCAGCCATGCCTTTTGGTTAAGTCTGACAGCTTAATGTCATTCTGATTACTGCTATCCCCTAGATGAATGCCGCTTTCATGCATTCTAAAGTTGTATCCAACGTATAACATATCATTTCCTTTTGTTGTTTGCCCCCGAAGGGGCTTGGTTGTGATTAACCGCCTTGGCCGTTAGTACCCATAAGGATAAGGGCGTGTTTAAGAGCTTCAAAGCGAGACTTTTGCATTATGGCTACTTGGGATGGGTTGCTGGTGAGCTTGCCGCTGTAGTAATCATTTAAGACTTCATCTTGCTCAATGGTAGATAACCCAAAGCCCACATTATGCCGCGAAAGGTAAAACTGCTGATCTGCTACTGGATTATTAAAATTAATAGTTGGTTTTGACATATTTGGCACCTTTTAGTTGTTGTTTAAATTAAAGTAATAAGAGAAGTTAGTAAACCAATAAGAGTAACGGCTAAAGCGATGTACTCTTCTTTTTGAATGTTGCCCTTAGTGCGGGTGTTTTGGTAAGCGGGGTAGTAGTTCATTATCTTGCACCTTTTATTTGTTTTCTCTTTATACGTTTAGTATAGCATACAAGTTTACCATTGCAAACATTATTCGCACGTTTTGGGCTAAACCCTTTTCGTGCTTTCGGGGGTGTCCTTAAAAAAGAGTTGTGATACCATATGTCTGAATGTAAAGTGTCTCAGTGCAGATGCCTGATTCCATAAGCGGTCAAATGATTGCAAACCAATAACCTAACGGAACAGTGTATGGATAACGCGATTAGAGAAGACCTTGAACCTTTTGATCTTGAGGCTTGCATTACAGCCCTTAGCGATTCCATAAAGGACAGTGATACTCCTAATGAGATTGCGACTGATGATCTAAGCTCTGACGAAGAACAGTTAGAGGATGATGTTGAAAAGGCATCTGAGCAGTTCCTTGACATAAAAGCAGAGATAAACGCGGTTGATGAAGAGGATGAGGAGTACGGTGTCTTTGAGGGATACGGCTCAATCTTCAACAACACTGACCTAGGTAATGACGTTATTGTTAATGGCGCATTCACCAAAAGCATAAAGAAAACTGGCGCTAAGGGCGTTAAATTACTCTATCAACATAAGACGGATATGCCTATTGGCGTATATGAGTCTATTGAAGAAGATGAAAAAGGACTAAAGGTTCGCGGTAGGTTGGCTATGAAAACCCAAGCTGGTCGTGAAACTTACGAGCTAATGAAAATGGGCGCTCTTGATGGCCTATCTATTGGTTTTAGAACAAGCCCTAAAGGGCAATCATATGATCCCAAGACGAGAGTTAGAAAGATCAGTGAAGTAGAATTGATGGAAATCTCTGTTGTTACTTTCCCGATGAATCCTAAGGCTAAGGTTCAGAAGGTTAAGGGACAGGAGCTTTCAATCAGGGAATGGGAGAACGGACTGCGCGATGCTTTTTCTCTATCTCGTTCAGAAGCAAAGATGGCGGCAAAGGCAGTACAGGATGCTTTCACTCAGCGCGATGCTGAGGAAAAAGTAAACCCTGATGTAGAGTCCATTAAAAACCTAACCCAAAAACTCAAAACCCTATTAGGAGAAATCCAATGAGTGAAGATGTTAAAACGCTAGTATCTGACATGGGAACAGCTTTTGAAGAATTTAAAAAAAGCTATGACCAGAAGTTAGAGAACGTAGAAAAAGGCATTAATGACACCGCTCTTGACGCAAAGATTGCTGGTATTGAAGCAAAGCTAGACCAGTATGAAGATGTCAATCAGCGAATTGTTGCAAGCCAAAAAACCCAAGAGAGCATTAAAGACCAAATGGATCGCATGGAAACAGTTATGCGTCGTCCTACTTCTGGCTTTACTGCAAAACAAATTGATGAAGGCTCAAAGGCTTTTGACAACTATTGCCGCAAGGGAATGGATGGCATTACTCCTGATGAGAAGAAAGCTCTTACAGTTTCTAATGATACTACTGGCGGCTACTTAGCTCCCCCAGAGTACATCCGTGAGTTAATTAAGACTATCACTGAAATCTCTCCAATTCGTTCTATCTCAAGAGTTCGTAACACTGGACAGCGTTCTATTCAAATTCCTAAGCGTACTGGCACTTTTGCCGCGCAGTGGGTATCTGAGTCAGGCACTCGTTCAGAGACTAATGGATGGCAGGTTGGCCTAGAAGAGATTCCAGCGCATGAGATGTATGCACTGGTTGATATTTCTGAGCAAGACCTTGAAGATACAGTGTTCAATCTTGAAGCAGAAATGCAGTCTGAGTTTTCTGAGCAGTTTGCTAAAGCAGAAGGTACGGCTTTCGTATCTGGTAACGCTGTAGGCAAGCCCGAAGGAATCTTAACCAACGCTGATGTTGCTGAGACTAACTCTGGAGCGGCCGCTGTACTAACCGCTGATGGCCTTATCGCTTTGGTTCACTCCATTAAGGGTGACTACAGCCGTAACGGTACTTTCGTCTTTAACCGTAACACTCTAGCTGATATTCGGAAGCTAAAAGATGCGGCTGGTCAATATGTGTTCCAAGCAGGTATGTCACTTGCTGGAAATATGTCAGCTACTATCTTAGGCCATCCTTATGTTGAAGCTACTGACATGCCAGCCGTAGGCGCAGGTAACTATCCTGTTGCATTCGGTGACTTCCGTCGCGGCTACATGGTTGTTGACCGTGTTGCTATGGCTGTCCTCCGCGATCCGTTCACCCAAGCTCAAACAGGTAATATTCGTTATATTGCTCGTCGAAGAGTTGGTGGACAGGTTATTCTTCCAGAAGCAATCGTCAAGCAGAAGGTTTCTGCGTAACTAGGAGATAGATCATGAGAGATTTAGGCAACAACTTAACAGTCATTCAGAGCCTTGCTCCAGTAGTAGCCAGCGGTAACGGCACGACTACTAATAGCACTGGTGTTGATCTTCAAGGTTTTGAGGGAGCAATGGTTTCTGTTGCTTCTGGTGTTGAAGGTGATACTTTGGCGGCTAACCTGAAGTATGACTTTAAACTTCAGCACAGTGATGACAATTCAACTTTCACTGACTGCGTACAGAGCGAAGTAACCGACTCATCTATTACGAGCGGAATCTTCTTAACTCTTGATGCGAACGCTGAGACTCCGCAATCTAGCGGTATTGGTTATATCGGTGGCAAGCAGTACATCCGCGTTAGCGTTGTAAGAACAGGGAACCACGCAACTGGTACTCCTTTGTCTATCAACGTAGTTAAAGGTCATCCGCATCATGCTGGTGGCGCAAGTACTTATAGCCTTGCGTAAAATGTAACGAGAACGAGAGGGTAGAGTTCCCCCTAGCTACCCTCTCAATCTTTAAAGGTATTTATTATGAGCAAACAATATAAGATGGTTATTCCCAAGGCTGGAATGGCAGAAGAGTCAGGCGGTATTAAACTGTACGAACTTGGGTCTGTTGTGACTGCTGATGCAAAATGGAAAGAAGATTTAATGTTAGCTTTTCTTGAGAATGGATGGGCTATGGAAATAAAGGTTCAAGATACTTCCAATCTGGAAAGGGCTAGAGATAACAAAGGCCACTTTGCCCCTGACGATTTATCCACCCCTGAGGTGAATGAGGCGTATGTAGAGAAGAAGGTTGTACCTAAGAAGAAAAAAGCCGCGCCTAAAAAGAAGGTTGCACCTAAGAAGTAACTTTTCCGCAATGGGATGGAATATCAATGGCAACTATATTTCTTGTCAATGGGGATAATAAGCCTCAAGTGCAAGTTGACTTAACTAGGGCTGACACTAATGCGGTAGTTAATTGTGTCGGGGCTACCTGCACTCTAAAAGTTAGAGCTAGAGGCGAGTCCGCAACAAAATTTACGGTTACAGCTAGTGATTCTGGTAACAACCTATTGAACGGCAAACTCCTTTTTACCCTAGGCGCTAATCTAACTAATATAGACGCTGGGGCTTACGAGGGTGAGGTCAATGTTGTCTTTAATGGGGGGGATATTGAAACTGTTTATGAACTTGTAGACTTTGTTATAAGAGAAGAGTTCGCATGAGCAGTTTTTATATCAAGGTACAAACTACTGACCTATCTTTGGTCGGCAAACCTGTAAACATATCTTTATCTATAAAGCCTGTTGATATAAGTCTATCAGCGGCTTTTTCAGTTATAACAATCCCTAGCTTAAACCAAGCGTTTGTAGAATCTTTGGTACTTACTGAGTCAACTGCTCTAGTCTTTGGCAAGCCTCTAAGCAACGCAATAGCCCTTACAGACGGCAAAGCCCTCACCCTAGCTAGGACACTAAGTAACGCTTTAACGGTAGCAGAGGGCAGTACGCTCTCATCTGGGTTGTTTAAGGGAGATTCTGCTGGGTTTGCTGATAATGAATTGTTTGGCACTACAAAAGCGCTATCTAATACAACCTCTGTTATAGACTTAAACATCCTTTCTATGGGCAAGCCTTTGAGTGATAGTGGCTCTTGGGCTGATCTTCCCTCTGTGGGGGCGGGTAAGATATTCACCAATGCTTTCACTGCTGGAGATGGTGATATATTATTGTTTGGTAAAAGGCCGTCTGATTCAGCCAGCTTTTCGGATGCCGTTAATCTATTTGAGCTAGGTTTATTTCTAAATGAGGTGGCTTATGTAACTGACGATGCTGATGGGGTAGCAGGGGATGATAGCTCTTATACCTTTGTCAAAATAACATCTAATATGTCGCTTGTTGCAGATAATGATACTATTGGTTTTACAGGTGTGAAGAGTGACGCTTTTGGAATTGCAGATGCAGGCAGTGGGCGTAGTCAGGGCTATTGCTCTTTAGACTACTTTTTAGAGGATTATGTTGGTTCAATTTGGACTTTTTAACAGGTGGAATTATGAATAGCGAAGAGAATACAGGTATAAAACTAGCAGGGCAATTAAGCATTGTTGTGCGAGACAAGAGCGGAAAAATCAAAGAGCAACGCCTAGAGAAGAACCTAATCGTTACTGTTGGTTTGACCTTTATATGTTCAAGAATGAAAGAAGATACTGCAACGGCTATGTCGCATATGGCTCTAGGGTCAGGAACTACAGCAGTAGCGGCTGGGCAAACAGACTTAGTATCTATATTAGGTGCTAGAGAAGCCCTTGATAGCTCTACTGCATCAACGAACACCGTTGTTTACGTCAGTAGCTTTGAAGCGGGAGATGCGACAGGTGCGGTGACAGAGGCAGGTATCTTTAATGCTTCCACCTCTGGGACTATGTTGTGTCGTACTGTGTTTCCTGTAGTAAACAAGGCGGCAGACGATACTATGAGTGTCACGTGGACTGTCACTTTAACAGCGTCTTAATTAGAAGGGGGTAGATCATGGCTACGATTGTAACGCGGAGCGGCAAAGGGTCGTCCCTGACTAATAATGAAGTGGATGCGAACTTCACGAACTTAAACACTGCCAAGCTAGAGCTTGGTGGTGGGACTCTCACAGGCAATTTAAATTTTGGCGATAACGTCAAGGCTATGTTTGGTGCTGGTAGTGACTTACAGATTTACCATGATGGTGGAAATAGTCGTATATTAGAAAACGGTACGGGCTTCTTAGCTATTGGCACAAGCGGAACTGATATTCGTTTAACAGGCCAGAGTTTTAACGAGTTTATGGCTAAGTTTGAGCAGGATGGGCCAGTAACCCTTTACTACAACAATGCTCCCAAACTAGCCACCACAACCACAGGCATAGATGTCACTGGCAATGTAGACCTGCCTGACAACGGAAAACTATTACTGGGTACTGGTAATGACTTACAGCTTCACCACGATGGTAACAATTCCTTTGTTGATCAGGTTGGTACAGGCGCTTTATATCTAAGAGCCGATACTCTAAATATAACAAGTTATACTGGAACTGAAAATTATTTAGGTATGGCTGTAAATGGATCAGTTACATTATATAACAATAATATTGCAAAACTATCCACCACCGCCACAGGCATAGATGTCACTGGTACTGTGGTAGCTGATGGTTTGACTTCTAGTGGTGCAATTGTAGCGAATGGCGACATAACTAAAGCAGGTCAGTTATCTGTCACAAGTACAGGAAGTAACGTATGGGTTAAGGGAGTCGAGGCTGGATTCGTAAGCTCCACGACTGGCGAGTATATGCTTAGAGCCACAACTAATGGCTCAGTCAAACTATACGACAATAATGCTATTAAGCTAGAAACTACAACCACAGGCATAGATGTTACTGGTACTGTGGTAGCTGATGGTTTGACTGTTGATGGGGGTTCTAGTTCGCCAACTCATTTGTTCACTGGTGCTAGAGCAGGGACGTTAGTTTCTATTGACAATGAAAGCACTTCAACTTCTTATGGCTTGCTTACAAATACCGCCAGTGTAAGTGCTAATAGTTATCCGTTATGGGTTACATCTAACGATGCAAACAGATTAACTGTAGGGGGCAACGGCGACATATCCTTCTACGAGGACACAGGCACAACGGCCAAGTTCTTCTGGGATGCTAGTGCAGAGTCTTTGGGGATTGGAACTAGCTCTCCTAGTGGCGCTTTAGAAGTCGTAGGTGGGGCTTCTTTAGGCAGTGGCTTTACACAGTCAAGAAGTGGACACCCTACATTTGGCATTACTAATGGTGGAACAGATAGCGTTTATTTCTCGTTAGCCCCCAATGGTGGTTCACACCAAACCTTTATGCAAGTCCGTGATGACGATACCGATGTAAGCTCAGTAGCCTTTAGTACATCTGGCGCAGAACGCATGACTATAGATAGCTCTGGTAATGTGTTGGTAAATAGCAGTAGCCCCATATATGGCTCTACTAACAGAGGTGTTTTAGAGCTAAACGGCACAGGAACCGCAGGAAGCCTGCTTGGATTAAAGGTGGGTGGTACTCATGCTGGCTATATTTTTGCGGCCTCAGACCAGATGCAGGTCTATAACCATTTAGCCACCCCTCTTAAATTCTTTACCGATGCCACCGAACGTATGCGTATAGACAGCTCTGGTAACGTGTTGGTGGGTACTGATAATAATTCGGCAGGAGCAGGAAACACTGCAACTGGTATAAGTCTTAGGGGCGGTACAGACAATCGTTCATTCTTTTCAGTGAATCAAGACTATGTCATGCATCTTAACCGCAAAGGTAACGATGGTAACATCCTTGAGTTTGCAAAAGACGGCTCAAATGTTGGGTCTATTGGTGTCGAAAACGGTGATTTAAATATCAACGGTGACACGGGAATAAGATTCCAAGACACTAGCATAATGCCAAGGCGGGCTGGTTCTGATGTAGATGCAACAGTGGACATTGGATTATCAAGTCATCGTTGGAAAGACCTCTACCTATCAGGCGGTGTCTACCTAGGCGGTACAGGTGCGGCTAATAAGTTGGATGACTATGAGGAAGTTAATTTTACCGCAACGCTACAAGGTAGTACAGCAACGCCAAGCACGTTAGTAACTGTTACAGGTTTTGCTACAAAAATCGGACGAGTTGTACAATATTCTATTGGTTTTGAGGGCATAAACACTACTGGATATGGAGGCCTTGTTTCAGTTACAGGGCTTCCGTTTGCTAACAATGGAGGTAGGGCGATAGGAAACATCGTAGGTTATGTCGGTCTAACTTTCGCAGGGACTCAATCATTTAGTGTTTTAGGTGTTGCAAGCACAATCCTTGAGGCACTTAATATTTCGTCTGCTTCCGCTTGGGCTAATTCTACGCATAACGCAGGTACTGGCCGTTATTTCTGGCTTACTGGCACTTACATGACAACAGCATAACAACCATACGCTTACTGGACGGTAGGCACAGACAGGAGCAACACAATGGCATTAACTAAAGTAATATCAGAAGACAAGATAGAAATCGTAGGCGAGCATAAGCATATACAGGTGCGTACTTGCACCAAAGTCCTAGAAGATGGTGTAGAGCTTAGTTCTGGCTACCATCGTCATGTAGTATCAGCAGGAGACGACTATAGTGCTGAATCTACAGAAGTCCAAGCAATCTGTGCGGCTGTACATACGGCTGAAGTAATAGCGGCATATGAAGCATCAACTGAGGAAGTATAACAATGGCTTATTTATTAGATTTATATGTACTGGCAACATCTTTAATAACAGTTGCATCAGTAATATGCAATTACACTGAAACCCCAAAAGATGATGCTTTTGTCGCTAAGTGCTACAAGGTTATGGAACAGTTTGCTTTTCTAGGTAACAAAGCGAAGCAGTAAGCTATGGATAGTGTCGTTACGTTAATTAACGAGGTTGGGTTTCCAATCGCGGCCGCTCTCGGGCTGGGGATGTTTATATGGAAGCTCATTAACCGCATTATTGATGGGCTAGAAACCAAAGTAGATACGTTAGATGATAAGCTACTAGAGGCTATCAGCCACCTAGAAGAAAGGCTAGGCGGTAAGCTGGATGGGCAACACGGAATATTAATAGCTCTTATTGATCGTGTCAGAAGTGTTGATAATGAGATTATCCGTCAAGACGTACTGTTAAAGACGGTGCTTGGCGTTCCGCAGTTATTGCAGACTGATAGGTTGGCAAAGGCAGATAGAGATGATCAGAGAAAAGATTAAAATGTTAGCTCTTGGCTTGCTCTGGATAGCGATGTCTATAAGCGCGGATCAAATGACGCATAAGTTTAAGTCCCCCTCTTTTAATGGCGCAAACACATCAAGCCATTACCTCACTATTGAAAACCAAGAATTTAACCGCAAAGCAGACATTAAAGCTGAAATAAAGGCATATCAAGAAGAGCTAGAGCGGGATGCTGAGAACACTACTCTAGCGCGGTTTATTAGGAACCTTGAATCACGCATATACGCAGAGCTTAGTCGGCAGTTAGTCAATAACTTGTTTGGTGAGACAATGAGTACTAGCGGTATCCTTGAGCTTGAAGGGAATACCATCCAGTATTTTATTGATGGAGATTTTATTACCCTAATCATAACGGATGCAGATGGAAATACTACGGAAATTACTTTGCCTGTCGGTTCTTTTTCTTTCTAGCTGTTCAGTTTTTGATCAATTTGAAGATACCTACAACCAAAGATTTGAAGCTAACGATGTAGTTAAAATAGAAAAACTACAGTCTAAGAGCCTATCTGATGCATTGCCGCCCAAGGTAAAGCCTATCGTAGCCGTATATCCCAACTCGTTTACAGATCAGACAGGCCAGCGCAAAAGTAATAGCTCGTTTGCTCTATTCTCAACCGCTGTTACACAGCAACCTAGCGCCCTTCTAATCAGAGCATTAAAACACGCAAGCAATGGACAATTTTTTAGGGTTGTTGAAAGGGTGGGGCTAGATAACCTTACAAAAGAAAGACAGCTAATACGGTCAGCTAGAGAGCAACTTCCTGATGGAGAGGGTGGTAATAGCGTACCACCACTGCTTTTCGCTGGCGTTTTGCTTGAGGGAGCGGTAATAGCGTATGATACCAATTTAGCGACAGGAGGAATGGGCGCTAGATATCTGGGCGTGGGCAAGAGCGCACAGTACAGAGAAGATAACGTCACAGTGTCATTACGCATGGTATCTGTGGCAACTGGTGAAATACTTATAGAAGTAATGAGCCAGAAAACCGTATTTAGTTACGGCCAATCTGATGATGTTTTTAAATTCATTGAGATGGGGACAGAGCTTGTTGAAATAGAATTAGGCAATTCGCGCAATGAGTCCACTACGATAGCTTTAATGAAAGCCATAGAGGGCGCTGTCTTAGAGCTAATTAATATCGGTTATGACAGGAGATTTTGGGCTTATGAAACAGAAAAGTAATTACCTAATAGTAAGTTTTTTTATGTTTGTGGGAAGTTCGTCTGTATTCAGCGCGGATAACGAAATATACATTGACCAATCGGGTGCCACAGCAAATATAGATATTGAACAGCTAGGTAGCGGTAACATGATTGGTGGTCTGCTTTCTGTGGCAGGTACGTTAACGCCTCTTGATCTTGATGGCACGACCATGATTTTAGATATAAACATGATTGGAAGCACTAACAAGTTTTTTGGTGACATATACGCTGATAGCTTCACAGGTGACTATAACTTCACTGGTTCCACGAACACCTTTACCATTCAAGTAGACCCAACAAATACTTACGGTGCAGATAGCACTGACCAGCAAGTAGACGTTACTGGATCAAGCAACACATTCACCCTAAACCAAGGCACCACGGCTCTAGCGGCTACTTTAGATTTGGACTGGATGATACAGGGTAGTAACAACACTATAACGTCTAATATAAATATTGATGGGGCAACTAACTATGTTGATATAGATGGTTCAGATAACACATTAACCTATACTGGGACAGGGACTACGGCATCCGCAGGAGGTTATTTTTACCTAGACCAAACAGGCGGTAGTCGGACATTTACTATTCAACAACTGAGTACTCTTGATAATGACTGGCTCAAAATTGTTAATGTTGGTTCTGGCGGTACTATTTGCATCATTCAAAACGACCAAGGTAGTAGCACAGGCTGTTGATATAGGTGGCGTATCTGAGGTATCGGGGTACGCCCAAATAAAGAGAAACAAGTCATCGCTTAGTGCGGATTTAAAGTTATCCGTACAGTCAAACGATGAAGCCATTACCTCCAACGGTAGGATGGCTATTACGTTCCTTGACGATTCTAAAGTAAAGCTAACAGAGCATTCTCAATTAACAATAGATGAGTACATCTATGATGCCAATCCAAGCAACTCTAAAATGGCTCTTACTTTTGGCCTAGGGACTGCTCGTTTTATATCTGGCAAGTTAAGCAAGATAGACAAAAAGAACATTACCCTTAAAACGCCAACGGCTGATATTGCCATAAGGGGAACTGATTTTACCGCCACAGTGGATGAGTTAGGCCGAAGCCTCATCATACTATTGCCCGATAAGAACGGCATCTCTAGTGGAGAAATAGAAGTTTTTACCGCTATGGGTAGCGTTCTATTAAACAAGCCCTATCAAGCTACCACCGTATCAGTGTTTGAATCCGCACCATCCAAGCCAGTTATCCTAGATTTGACGTTAGATTTTATTGATAATATGCTTATCGTTACTCCCCCCAAAAAAGCTGTGGCTATTGTAGAGGAGCGCATAGTAAAAGCCTCAAGCATATTAGATTTTAATGGTTTGGATATTGACTACTTAGAGGAAGATTTACTATCCGATGACAGCCTAGAATTCACAGAGCTAGATATAAACTATCTGGATGTTAATTACCTTGAGGATCTCCTTAATATATTGGACGCGCTGGGAATAGATGAAGAAAAGGATGAGTTAGCTCAAGTTTCAGGCGTTACCGTATCAGGAACCACATTAGGGCTGGATGTTAAAACTCAAATAACAACTATCATTACAGGGCAAACGCTAAGTTTATTTCGGAGTGTTAGCGAATCAGCAAGGCTAGACCTCAACATCTCAAACGGTTACACAGTAATATTAATTCAGGATGGGGTATCTAACGTCATAAAAATTAACGGTGGTGATTCCACTATTAGAATATTGCAGGAGGGGTAATGAAAAAAATAATTATAGGTATCGTAGCCGCGTTTTTATTTTCCGCTTTAATATACCAGCCAACAATAGTTGAGGTTATTAAGCTAAGAACCTTTGACCACTTTGTAGAAACTGAGGAACCTACAGGCAATATAGTACTGCTCAACTTAACTGAGTCAGATATTCAGCGGGAGGGCGGCTGGCCGTTTCCCAGAGAAAGGCTATCTGAGATTCATGTAGACCTGCTCAATAAAGGTGCGGCCTCAGTATCGTGGGTTGCCGTGTTCAGTGAGCCTGATAGATTTGGAGGAGATGCTTATTTTGCTAAGGCGCTATCTTATGCTCCCAGCGTAATCGCTATGTTTGAAACTGATGGCTTCAAGGAAATGCCTAAAACTGAGGGAACAGTAATTCTTGGTGATGATATTGGAGGAATAGAGGCTAAGGGGGTAACTCAAAACATTAAGATTTTAAGAAATGTTGCGCTTCAAGGAATAGTATCAGCCCCTGTTGATGTTGATAATCTCGTTAGGCGTATGCCTTTGCTAATGAGAAGTCCTGATGGGTGGATGGCTAGTTTTGGCACCCAACTTTTAAAGGCAGTCACAGGAACAAGTACCTACGTCATTAAAACCAACGCTAACGGTATTCAAGAGGTAAGGGTTAAACAGCTAAACCCCATTCCAACAGACA